AAAAAATTTGGATAGTAAGATAGTGATTGAAACAACTTCTAATGGTTATAATTATTATCAAAAATTATTCACTAAGTCATATAAGAGTAAGGAATCCCGATATAAAGCATTTTTCTATCCTTGGACAAGTTCTGCAACTGCAAGTCAGTTTAAACATGAATTAAATATTGCAGAAAATTGGTTTAAGGCAAATAATCATAATCACAGATTAACGCCTGAACAATTGGATATAGATGAACTACCTTTATATAATGCTAAAGTCAGTTTGAAAATGATTATGTGGCGTAGATGGAAGTTAGAAGATATGGCATTAGAGGACTTTCAACAGGAATTCCCTGCTACACCAGAAGAATCATTTAGAGCAACAAGCAGAAGTATCTTTAATGAACAAGCAATAAATAATAGAGTTTTGAATCTAGTACCACCATTACGAAAAGATGAACTGAATATTATTCTCCCTGATACCCTTGCTAGATATTATAGTAAGGGTTTTTTAATGTTTAAAAATATTAAGCCAGGTATGAGATATTATGCTGGTGTTGATACTGCCAGTGGCAATGGTGGCGATAATTCAACTATTAGTGTATTTGACTCAGAAGGTGAACAGGTAGCGGTATTTATGGATAATAAAATACCTATCTATCAATTTGCAGATATTGTTTTTGATTGTGGGATGCTCTTTAATTATGCTTTTTTGGTTGTTGAAA